GTGACCAGAATTTGTATGCACGTCAGTACCGCGAGGAAATTCGTACAGCCCTGGGTGGTGTTGACGAGCTCGGCATTACGGCTGGTGCCACTGCTTATGAGATCAAGTCTCTGTATGGCCGAGCTGCCACCTCAGCTACTCGCCGTTGCCGTGGTCTATTGACCTATGGCCTTTGCAAGCTGCTTGCCCTGATTATCTTCAATGAAGAGAAGATCTTCCGGCAATCGTTTGCGGCAGCGGCTGGCCTCCAGCAGCCCCCAGCTCCTATCAGAGAAGAATTCCCTGATGGAGAAACTTTCGCTCAAGCAGTAGAGCAGTTTCAGCTCATTTCTAAAGAATTCGAGGGTACTCTCGAAGTTGAGATTGGTAATGCCATCCAGGCTCGTACTTTGCCTGATGGTGTTGTTGGTCTTATACCTGATGGCGATCGTCGGATTGAATGGAGATGGAAGGGCCCCGTCTTCGAGGACGGCACAGAGGATATACTTAACTCAAGCATTGTTGTAAGAAACCTCCAGGAACTCGGTGTTAATTCAATCGAGGCCCTGCGTTATCTCTTCCCTGATAAAACAGATGAAGAGAGAAGCGCAATGCTCAGTGGCTATCCATTCCGAATGGCCCAAGCCACTCAACAGAGTATTGGCACATTCCTGACGCTGATTGAAAACATGCGTCAGGTTCCACACCCGCAGGCACCCGACTTGCCGTTGCTTGCGGATCCCAAGTTGGATCTCACAAACTTCATTTACCGCGCGCTTGATTTCCTTAAGCGTGAGTTGACTTATGCAGGACAGTATTCAGACGCCTCAGGCACAAGTGACCCCGCAGGTCTCGATCCCATCGAGCGCGCCCGCGCCGACGCAGGCTTACCAATCAGCTCCGGCCCAGACCGCCCAACCTTCATACCAGATTCCTTCGGCTCCACAGCCGGAGGCACCGGTCAGCTACCAACAGACGGCTCCGGCACCGGAGGCCAACCCATGGCAGCAGGCGTTCGAGAGACTGAGCGCAAGTCTGAGCGCGACGCAGAGCTCCCAACCGCAGGCAGCCTACTCAACGCCGACCCCACAGGCAGCCCCTTCGCAGGTCGCGGAATGGCAGGGTTCGGCTCCAATGCAGTACCAAGCGGCTCCTTCCGTATCGGGGCTGCAGACCTCAATTCCCCAAGCAACGCCGGCGTACTCCCAGGCCCCGACACAGGCGCCGAGCTACAGCAGCGAGCAGACAGCACCCGTCAGCGACGAGTATCTCGCCGCCGTCAGCGACGAAACTCTTGAGGTACTGCAGCACTTCGGAGCTGAGGCGCCAGCTCTACTTAACAGGTACAGCTGCGTGGTCGAGGACGCTCTCCTAGCACAGGCTGAGCAAACTGCCAACGTCTTGCAACAAGTCGAAGCTTTGACCGGCAACCTCGAGGATGCCAAGAAAGTCATCGACGCCGCAGCTGAGGACAACGCTGCGTACCACGTCATGCTGACCAACCCCGACATGTTGGCTGCATACGTCAACGACTTCTTCGGTCCTGAGGGTCCTTACCCGACTGAGACTTCCGAGGATCGTCTGCGTGCCGAAATCGAGGCCAATGAAGCTCGTTTCGCTCCGCAGCCTCAGGCCCAGGCACCTGCTCCCCAGGCACCTGCCTTCAAGCGTCCTGAAATTGACATGCCTCAGCCTGGCGTCCAGGCCGGTGGTCGTCCCGACGATTTCTGGGCAACTTTCAGCGCCATGAGCGACAAGAACCCCGCTCTTGCCTGGCAGATGCTTTCCCAGGCTGGCCCTGACGCTCTGCGCAGCAAGATCCTGGTTTCCGAAGGCTGATCAATACGTGGCCCCGGAATCCGGGGCCTTTTTCTATGAATCTTCCTCCTCAGAATCACAACGCTCTTCTGTTAGATCAACAGCCGGGTTCACCTGACGCCTATCAAATCCAGCAGGCTATGCAACAGCAGGCCAAGCGTGATGAAGTAGATGCAGGCATGCAAAGTAATCAAAAGATTGCAGCCATTATGGATATGGTGAGACAGCAAGCTGCTGGTCAAGCCACTCCTGAAAACATGGCGCAGGCTTACGCCTTAAATGCTTTGGCTGGCATCCAGATGAACGCTGGTGGCGGTCAAGCCAAGATGGCATTGGCTCAAGAAGATGGTGATGCAATCATGCGCCGTCTTTATGGTGGTTGATCGTTAGATTATTTGTCTAGCTGATTAACAAGTGTGCGTCTTGCCGGCAGCGATGACATCTTTAATGAGTTGTCGGCACACGCAACCGAATCTCAATCTGCTCGGCACGTTGACAGTGTCATCGAGCAGATTGAGATTTTGCGTTCTAAGGGGCTTTCGGACTCCGCTGCTATTGGGCACGGCCTGAATATCTGGGAAGGCAAAGAAGAAGCCGTATCAGCTGGACCGAGATTCGCAGCGATTTACGGAGATGGCACACCTGATAGCACCGCTAGCACTAGCAACGGCGATCAATCTGATTGAAGGATTTGAAGGAGTAGAAACCCAGGCATACATGGATGCGGTCGGGGTTCCGACTATCTGCGCTGGCCTCACTCGTTACCCCAATGGAACTCCAGTTCGTATGGGGGATGTTTGTAATAAGGACGTATGTAGGCGATATCTAGAGGACATGCTTAAAACCACGTATGTACCGCCATTGATGGCGATACCTGGGTGGGATAAGTTTGGCCCCAGAAGGCAAGCTGTCCTGCTGAGCTTTGCCTGGAATCTTGGCCCAAATTTCTATGGCGGGCTGGGTTTTGAATCAATTACCTACGCCCTTCAGGATGGTGCTAAAAAGCGCGAGGCTTATAGCAGAGTCCCCGGAGTCTTGATGAAGTACACCAAGGCAAATGGTGTAGAACTTGAAGGCCTTAAAATTCGACGTCGTAAAGAGGGCGAACTCTGGGAGTGTGAGAACGATGGGATTATGGAATTTAAGTGCTTAATCTCTTCTTTTTTGAAGAAGGCCCCAATCGGGAATCGTTATCTCTCTAGTGATGGAAAACAAGGTTTTGAGACCGGCGAGTCACTACGAGTCGCTGCTGTAGAGGACATCGCAGAGGACAGCCACGTCTGGGTGACCCTGGCTGATAACAATGAAAAATGGGCTATGTACATGCCTCACTGGCAAGAGGAGTCAGCCCGCCCGAGCCTGGATGTATATGAGCGAGTCGATTGGGGTGACTTTGGCGCACACCTCAGTCCGTATTTGACGGTTGGACAAGTACTTCAGTACGACAAGCGTCGTCGTCCGCAGGTAGGAAGTCAGGAAGAAGAGGAGCTGTTTTATATCGCTGGCCAGTACAGCCTGATCCGGGAGGCCTGGGGTGGGCCTTTGGGCGTGACCAGTGGCTACAGGCCGGAACCTATTAACACCCAGGCTGGTGGGCGTCCGGGCTCGTATCACGCCAAGGGAATGGCTTTAGACATCTACCCGGTTGGGGAGTCTTGCTCGGTTTTCTATCGGTGGCTTGCAAAGCGCTGGACTGGTGGCTTAGGGGACGGATGCGAGCGTGGATTCGTCCACATTGACACCAGAGGTGATGGCGAGTTCGTAGCCAGAGCCGGGGTGAAGCCTGCGGTGATCTGGACTTACTGATGGAAGAAGACGATATCAAGCTGGTTATGGAGCTATCTCTTGACGAGGTGCGACAGATCGCCAGGTCACTAGAGTTTCATTTCAAGCAATGGCCTGGCTATCCAGCTGCACCGAAAGAAGAGCAGGAGATGTTGTGGCATCTCCGGCAAGTTTTCCGCATGGCCATGATGGAGGTTTCATTCCACAGCGACGATTAGTCGCGTTGCCGCCAGTCGTCAGTCTTCTCTTGGCTGAACCATGAGGCGATCTCCTCGACACTGTTAAAACCGTCAACGATGTGGTTCGAAGGGTCTGGATCGCCGATGTCCATCTGATTCATGAAGTCGTCAAGACTTCCTGGCTGCATGTCAGGGTTGCTCGCTGTGCGGCGTGCCTTGCGCAGCATCTCGGATGCACTGCGATTGGCTTTGCCGAGTTTGTCGGCCCAGATCATGTCGTCTAACTGGACTTCTTCGCCATTAGCGATTCGCTTGCATATGAACTCAAGTCGGAGTCGATATTGAGTCGAAAGCATGCCTTTTTCCAGAATGTAACGGCTTTATTTGCCTTGTCCGCGCATAAGTTTCTTGCCGGGTTTTGGACGACTGCGACGACCCTGGCCTTGTGTGGTCTTTTTATAGACAGGATCCTTATGGGGCTGACCCAAAAGGGATTTTTTCATTTTTGCCATCAGACCACCCGCACAGCCATTGCGCCGATGTTGAACTGCACGGTGTCGCCCAGTTCCACGTCAACGCTTGAGGTGAGTTGTCCAGAAGCAAGGAAGTTGCCGCCACTTGCCTGGTCCCACACGCCAAAGTGGGTCACAGTAATTGCAAGATTATTGCTTGCAGAGGTGGTCAGCTGGACTACGCCAGAGTTGGTGATTTCAAAGCCACCACCAGAAGCACCGACCACTGCGCTCAGTGCTGAGCTGGAGATACTGGTGCGATTGCTTGAGTTGGTGATGTTCTGAGTGACATCGCCAGCAGTGCCAGCGGTCCCAGGGTCGCTGCTATGCAGTGACACGTAGACATTCGTGAGCGCGGTCGGGAAAGGCGAACCTTTGACCCAACTCAGAACTTGCGTCGCAAAATACTGCGAGAATGCCATGGACTTCTATCCAATCTGATGTGATATTCTTCGGCTCTATATGTGAGCCTTAATATCCGTACCCGGAGGACGGAGCTGAACTCAGCGTAGCTACATTCGCTGTACTTAATGATGCTGTGCCACTGATTTTGTGTGTGTGCTTCAGTCTTCCTGTAGGCAGCATGCGGCAAGTAGCGACACCTGAGGGAATAACGAGTGTTCCGCGAGTTCCGTTGCTGACAAGGATCGGACCAGTCGGCTGCTTGAGTTGAGCGCTAGTTGGAATCGTCGCTGCAAACGCAGCTGGCAGGGTTGCCGCTCCAATTAGCTTGGAGATTGCAAAACGAGCTCTTGGTTGCGCCGAAAGGGTGACACTTCCCTTGAGCTCTTTAAATCTGATTGCCTGGATAGAAACGCTGTAGGGGATTTTGACCCACTGGCTGCCGCTCACGGTGAAGTAGTAAGTACCCCCAGGTAGAGGGTTAGACGACTCCTCTTCCTCTGTTGTGGTGATCTCATTGCTAAAGCCAAACCCGAATTCATTTATGCCGATTTGTTTTCGGTTTGCATCCAGAATACCGATACTGATCTGCTTGTCGGTAAATCGATTAACGGGGTTTTGAACGATCTTCAGGTTTGCATCACCTCGAGTTGTGATTTTGAAGAACAAGGTTTGAGTGCCGGCCTGTGCACCAATCTCTCCTTCGAAGGTGCCCAGGAAGTTATTGACGAGACCAAGGTCCCTCGACTTGCTGACTGAGTTGTATTGGACAAAGCGAGGCCGCAGAAAGCTCGGATCCGTCGAAACACTGCCGCCATGCGCAATGTCGGGGGACCTTGCAGGACCACCGCCTGGAGGAGATGCGGTTGGGTTGGTAACTCCAGCCTGTGAGACCGAGTACGAGAAACTGCTTCCGCCAAAAGACTCAATGATGCTCCGTTGCAAGAACGCTGAAACATCTGAGGCCAGCAGATCATGACGATCGACTGAGATCTTGGCTGAATGCGTTGGACCAACATCCGCGATAGGGAGGTTGAAGACTCCGGTTTGCGGCGTAGCAAAGAAGCCCTTGGGCAGATCGACGCTGTTGGCAGCAAAGCTGAATGAGTCTGTCTGCGGGAACAGCAGCAATGCTCGCTGCAGGAATGTGTTGGTGACGTCGTACTGAAGTTCGCCGTTCTCTGCCTGGAGGTAAAAACCTAAGTGGGTATCAAGTGCAGAGCCAGTCAAAGCGAAGCTTCCGCCCTGGCAAGAGAAGAAACTGCGGTAGGTCGTTAGGACGTTGCCCAGTTCAGCTCTGTAGCCTCTGCTGGGCAGGAGCACTGTTCTGGCTAAGACGTCGCCATTTAGTGTTGTGGCGTATTGAGTCGTCTCAGCAGTTAACGGCGGCGTGCCGTAGGAGATGGCAAGGGTGATACCAATTGTTTTCCCGCCAGGGCTGACAGCGCTGGTTTTGCCGGTAATCGAGCTTGCGTTTGGATCAACAGTTGCGTCGTGAAGCGCAATGCTCGGCGCTGTTGCCGTAGGGACGCTGGCAGTTGTGATCCTGCTGGTTGTACCGGAAGGGGTATTACCTGCGTTATTGCTGTTATGGCTAAGGCCGAAGTACAGCAAGCGGGTACCAGCAGTGCCGATGATCTCGCTGTCTGGGCTTAGATATTGAATCGATGCTGAGTTGGACTGGTTCTGCTCTACGGCCGAACCGATAAAGCCTCGTGCATTTCTATAGACGGCAATAATAATCCGGTCGGTGGTGAACCAGTTGCCGACGAGCTCAGTGTTGCTTTTGGCGAACTTATAGGCGATCCGAATTCCTTCGCTTTTGGTGCCCGAGGTACTGCTAGATGTATGAACTGTTGTCCAACCTGCATCCAATGGAGCAACAGGTATTGTTTCGTCGTCGAAGTTGACCGCCATCACTACCAGGAGATCGTGCTCCTGGTGTGACGGCATTGCCGCGGTATTCGTTACGCCTGCATTCGAGGAAACGAATGTCGGGTAGCCATCGATAAATCGATAATGCAGATTAAAGCCGGCCTTAACGTGAGCCGGCTGGACCTCGATCTTCCGATACGTGAGTTGTGTGTTATTACCAGAAACAGAAAAGGAGCCGACCTCAGCTGCGAGGTTCATTTTTTACCTCAGCAGGGTGATCATCAGCTCAGGGTCAGAGCGCCTGATGCTTGGTCAAAGTCAATTGTCAGGCTCTCGCCGTTGTTCAGAGTCAGGCCAGCACCGTAATCGAAGTAGCCAATCAGAGGATCAGCAGGGCTTGTAGGCGTGTCGTTGTACAGGTAGATGTATCGGAAAGGGCCGACAGTTCCAGTTGAGTTAAGAGTCAAATCAGCCAGGGTCAGCCGGTAAGTGCCAGAGCTTTGTTGACCGCTGGTTGTAGTCACGTTGCGAGAGCTCAAACCGGCGTAAGAAATCTCGGTGACATTTGCCAGCACACAGTTTGCGGTGGCCTGAGAGGGAGGAGTGCTCTCAGCGGTAGGTGCAACGTTACTGAGCGCCAGAACAAGCTGATTGGTGCTCAGATCGTGAACACCTTCAGCAAGATGCTCTACAAAGCCGTTGAGTTTATTAAAGACAGCCATTCTGCTGGCACCTGTGTATGGTGACAGTCTAGATAATCAATTCAATCAGTTATACGTCGTACATCTTGCACTCGACGTCATCGGGGTGATCATCGCAGTATTGAATAAAGCGCTTGCGCATTGTGGAGTCCTCAGCCTGTGCTGACTCTTGGGGAAGCGCTGGTTCTTCTTCAATGGGCGCAAAGAAAATGTCCTCTGGCTTCTTTTCAGGGACAGGTTTATTGATCTGACAAAAACCGTCTTTGCAAGTCATTTCGTCGGCCATAATTATCTCCTAATCAAAACACTCTAAAAAGTCAGGCGCCTTCCCACACTGGCCAAGTGCAGGAAGGATCGCTCACCAGCCCGTTGAAACTACAAAAACCCGGGCTCCTGACGGGGATGATGCCTCTGACGCAGTTCTTCTTCGAGGCCCTTTAATCCTAGAGACGTGGCGGTTGTTTTACGAACTTAAAGCGCATACATCGAGGAGTAATAGGTCTTATCGCATCGATAATTTGCTTGGTTGCTTCTCGATTAAACCTGACGCCTTGCCCTTTAGTTACCTGGCAGTCGATTCCATGTGAAGTGATCCAGTCAGCTAGGTAGGCGTTTTCGTCGTCGGACCATCTAGTGATGATCTTGCCGAGCCTGCCGACGACTCTGCCCCTGTCGGACCAAAGAGCAGAGACACCTTCCATGCCAGTAATGCTGATGATTTGCGGTGTGATCACCTTGCGATCGCGCGGGTACATGAGCTCATACGCTCTGTACAGCTCGTCACTTCTCACCCTGAGCCGCACCTTGTCGTAAAAGCCAGGAAGCGGGATCGTGTCCCAGTGGCAATCCAGTTTCCCTGGGTGGCAAGCCCTCAGCAATTTGAGTTGGTAGTTGATGTAGGGCTTTTCTGTCTCAAGCCGAATGATTTCCAACCAGGGTCTCTGCTTCTGCCCGCGCAATCCCAGTGTCCCCACTCCCAAGCAAGAGCTCAGTACGCGAGCTACGAATTGCGCTGACATCAGGGACCTCTCCAGTAAATAAGTGGATACGGCTTTTTGGGGCGTATTGAATCAGGGCTGCTTGGACCTTTTTGGTCTGCTGTGGATCCAATGAAAGGCGTGGACGTTTGCGATAAACCTTCACTTCGCCTCGAGCACCGGTCAGCAACTCCAACCAGGTATTCAGCCGCATGGCCTCTGCTCGTGTATTGCCAACGCGGGAAAGTTTGGCTCCGCCGCGTTTTCCGATCACTGCACTCTCAGCCCAGCACCAGGCGGCGGCCTGAGCTCCAAGGATGTCCAGCACAGGCTGGGTGATCTGTCGTTCTCCTGCCGGATATAGCAGGTTGTAAACAGGCCTGAGTTTGTTGGTCGAGGCCCTGAAGCGAAGCACCGTAGTTTGCTTTCCGTTAGCTCTCTTAGCGGTGCTATAGGGAGCAATCGCTGCACGCGTAGGGAAAAAAGACTTGAATTCTGCGACTTTTTCCTCGAGATAGGCCGACTCCTTAACCCCGGCCGTAATCGTCATCTGTATGTAACCACCGGAGGGACTGCGGTAATGCACCAAACTCCCGTCAACTAGGAGCAGTCCGAGCAGCCCCCGGACATCTGTGACATCCAAACAGCTTTCCCTATAAATCTTCTTTATAGTAGGGGTCAGCGCGCTTTCGGCGTGCGTATTCACCCTTACAGCTGAGGAATATCATCCCATGTGGATTGATAATGATTTCCCGAAGCTGCTAGGTGCTGAGCTCTACCGTCCTCATCCCGGTTATATCATCGAGATGGCGGTTGAGCCCGTGGTTGTTCACGACTTTGCGAAGCAACCCGGCCAAACTGTCCAGCTTGATCGCTACCGCTTCTGGGGAAATCCTGGCAATAAGGATTCCCGAGAGCGCACCGCCGATCAGACTCTGGGCACCGCATCTAGCCGCTCGATTGTGAAAGACAAGGTTCTTGTGAACCTTAAGGAGTATACGGGCCCTGCGGACCCGACTGACGCTTCAGCTCCCAGTACTTTCAAGGTTGCTCGAGAGACCTTGTTAACTGCGCAGCGGCTACTTTTGGACACTGGAAACCTGAATGTTTTCCACCAGTCCATCGGCTCCCTGACGCTGCTTGATGATTATCGTCGTTGGCGCGATCGCGTCTTCGCCGATGAACTTTTCAAGGCTGAGGCCAACGGCGCTGCTGACGGCACCCAAGGCGGTTACTATTATCCCCTGGGCAAGACCAAAGCTGGTTCCGCTCCTTTCCTGAACTACACCTCTGGCCAATCGGCCAAGTTTGATGTCAAGACCGACCTGCTGCAGGTGGTCAAGGACATGCGTAAGCGCAACGTTCCTACGTTCGCTGACGGCTACTACCGTTGTATTGCCGATCCCACGGCAATGATGCATCTCCGGCAGAACGATGCCTTTAGGGAGATCGCGCGATATGCTGGCAACGGTATGGTGAACCCCCTGCAACCTGAGCAGGCTCCCAACGCCAACTTCTTCTATGGCATGGGTCCCGCTTATGGGCAAGCAGGTTTCGTAGCAGGGCAGCCAGTAATGCCCACGGGATTCCTATTTGAGGGAGTCCGTTGGTTTGAATCAACCAACCTTGCTGAGAAGTCTCTGCAGGTCACTGTTGCTGATGAGAACATCTCCAACGCTGTGACCACTGCTGCTCCGATGATCTTCTTTGGTCCTCAGGCAGTTGGTGTTGGTATCGGCGGCAATAACGCCCAGATTCTTCTCAACAATAATGATGATTTCTCCCGATTCATCATTATGATCTGGAGCCTGTTTGCTGGTTTTGAAGTGCTTAACCGCGACTTCATCACCGTTGCTTACTCTTTCGTTTATTGATAGGAGGTAAGTAACTATGGCTAAGCGTATTTTCCCCGGAAACTTTGTTTCCAACCTCAAGTCTCATGACGGCGGCCAAGGTGTGGTCGCAGTCCCCGGTCGTGTGTACTACCGCAAGATCGGTTATGCGCTGGTGACCTCCACCGGCGGCACCGAGTTCGACGTGATCATTCCTTCACCGGATATGCGCGGCGACGACAAGGTGCGTGCTGACGACACTGGCCTGACCATTCCGGCCGGCGCTGTTGTCTACGCAGTGGGTCTGCGTGTTGCTGACACCCGCAAGAACAAGGATGCTGGCTCTGCCACTTCTGGTCTTTCCGGTACCAACACTGACACCATTGCGCTGAAGGATGCCGCAGCTTCTGCTGCCGACACCATCAGCACTTCAGTGGTCTCAACCCCCACCATTGCAGTCTCCGGTGGCACCATTGCCCCCTCTTCTGCAAAGAACGGCGTTGTCACTGGTTCTGTCCTGGCTGGCGCCGAGACCCTGAAGGTCTATGTGCGTAACGCTGCTGGTAATGGCACTGGCTCCACCCTGAGCTCTACTGCCACCGGCGGCACCCCGATTATCTGCGAAGTTTCTTACTACGTGGAAGACGAGGTTGCTACGACTGACGACACTCGGGTGCCTTACAACACCGAGTCCTGATTCTTAGAAACTTCTCCCTAGGATGAGGGCGCTGGGCCACCAGACGCCCTCTTTTTTTGTCCATATGCTTTACCAGAACACTAAGAACGGCCAGCTTGTCGAATTCATTGGTCATCACGACAAGGACTGGGCGATGGTCAAGACTTCTAGCGGCGCTGTTCAATATGTGTCCCTCGAAGATCTTGTAAGTTACGAGGCCGGCAAAGGCCGCACCGGCAAAACAGTTGCACCTCAGTCAGCTGAGAAAGAGGTTGACGAGGACAAGCTCCCTGAGACCATCATCCCGGCAGATACCCGTTTGAATGTCAACGTGGCAACTGCCGAAGCAATTGCCAAGCACGTCAAAGGCATTGGTTATGCCACTGCTAAAAAGATTGTTGAGCTTCGTCTTTCCCTCCCTGGTGAGCGGTTTAAGAACCTG